GCCAGGGTTGAAGTCAACGTCTACAGTTCTTGTAGCAGACTCAGCAAGTTTGTAGTACTCAGCAGGTGGTAGTACACAGAAACGATCTGTTGGAGGAATGTCTCTTTCGTCAAATGTCTGTGCAATGTCATAAATAGCTGCTGCTATCTCATCACCAGTAACATCAGAAGAAGCTGTATTACCATTAGCAAGTGTTAGTACAAGACCACCATTACCACCACTAAGGTTAGTAGAAGCTCTAGAAGCGTTTGCAATCTGCTTGGCTACGTTCTGGTCATAGGTTCTAGCAAGTGCCTTACCTAATTCATCAGCGTAAGTTGCTCTTACGTCATAATGATTCTTAAGTTCGTCAATGTTAGCAACGAAACTTTGTGCAATTAAAAGGTCATCTATGTTGATGATCTTTTCGTTTGCCTTGATCTGGTTTGCTCCAACGAGAGGTGTACCCACGGTATGATAAGCCGCCGTTGCAGTTCCTAATACTGGGAACTGGGCTGATTTACCACTTGTGATAGTACGAACTGAATGAAGTTGCTCGTTAAAGATGTTGTTTCTAGCAAAGGCTGTAAGGACTTCTCCTGAAAAGACTTTCAAGAAAAGGTCGTTAAAACCTGTACCAGTATTATTAATCAGACCAAGACGTGAGACTGTGGCGTTAGCCATAGAAAGACTCCTTGATTAATGTTTACAAATTTGAGTAACTAACTTCGTTTCAATCCTTTCTCTCAAGTGGTATCTGACGCATCAGGCCAAGGATATTTAGATTTCTACTCTGTTAATTTATACAGACCCACAATTCCACTTGCGTAATGCAAGAGCCTTGCGAGTTAGCTTGCCATCTTTTTTTAAAGGTCCTTTTACCTTCGACATTCTTGCACAAAAAGATTTTCTTCTTGCTTTCTGTCTAGGTGAAAGACCTGTCCTTTTAGTAACAGGAGCTTGCAAGTTTCCACCTGTTGCCTGGTTGTATTTTCTCCGAC